CCAGCTGGTCTGAAAAAATACCTTGACAAGAAAAATGACAAGGAAGCTGATACTAAAAAAGAAGGTTCTTACGGATCTAAAAAAGAAGAAGTTGAAGCGAAAAAAGAAGACGAGAAGGCAGAAAACAAAGAGAAAGACATAGACGTAAAAGAACATGTTGACGCTCTTGTTGCTGGAAATGCTGACTTATCGGAAGAATTTAAAGACAAAGCCGCAACTATTTTTGAAACAGCAATTAAATCTAAAGTAAAAGAAATCGCTGAAGAAATGGAAACGGATTACAATAAAAGATTCGAGGAAGAAACCTCTACAGCAAAAGCTGAGTTAGTGGAAAAAGTTGATTCTTACCTATCATACGTGGTAGAAGAATGGATGAAAGAAAACGAACTTGCTTTAGAAAGAGGAATCAAAGGCGAAATCGCTGAGGACTTTATCAGTGGTCTAAAAAAATTATTTGAAGACCATTACATAAATGTTCCAGACGAAAAATATAATGTACTTGAAGATCAAGCTTCAAAAATTGAAACGTTAGAAAAGAAACTTAACGAGTCAATAGAGAAGAATGTTGAATTAAGTAAGTTAGGTAATAAGTACAAAGCAGCTGAAATTTTAGATGAAGCTTCTAAAGACTTAACTGAAACTGCAAAAGAAAAATTCAACAAACTTGCTGAAGAAGTAGATTATTCAACAGAAGCAGATTACAGAGAAAAAGTTAAGACAATTAAAGAGTCTTACTTTAAATCCAAAGACGTTTCTGGTGACGGTATAGATGAAGTAGCGGCTGGCGAAGGAACTCCTAGTGAGGACCTAAGCAATGCGATGGCTGCTTATAGTGCCGCTATAAGTCAAACAAAAGACATTAAATTGTCAAACAAGTAAAAATAATAATAGGGAGATAAAAAACATGTATTTATCAGAACAATACGAAAAAAAATGGCAGCCAGTTTTAGAGCATCCTGATTTACCAAAAATCGGTGATTCTTACAAACGTGCCGTTACTGCTACGATCTTGGAAAACCAAGAAAGAGCTATGAAGGAAGACAGCGCATTTATGACTGAAGCTGCTCCTACAAACAACACTGGTGGAACTTCAAATTGGGATCCAATTTTAATTTCATTAGTAAGAAGAGCAATGCCAAACCTTATCGCTTACGATATTGCTGGTGTTCAACCAATGACTGGTCCAACTGGACTTATTTTCGCAATGAGATCAAGATATACTTCAGCAACTGGAGCAGAAGCTCTATTTGACGAAGCTGATACTGATTACTCATCTAGAAATGCTGCTGGTGATTCAAATACAGCTGACGGTGTTACTGAGCACAGAGGAACTAATCCATCTGTACTTAACGACTCACCTGCTGGAGAATACACTAGAGGTCAAGGTATGACAACTGCTGAAGCTGAGGCTTTAGGCGACGCTTCTGCAAACGCATTTGCTGAAATGGCTTTCTCAATTGAGAAAACTACAGTGACTGCAAGAAGCAGAGCTCTTAAAGCAGAATACACTATGGAACTTGCTCAAGATTTAAAAGCAATCCACGGTTTAGACGCTGAAACTGAATTAGCAAACATTCTATCTGCTGAAATCCTTGCGGAAATCAACAGAGAAGTTGTTAGATCAGTTTACATCAATTCAGAAAAAGGCGCTGCTACAAACACAACTACTGCTGGTGTATTTGATTTAGATACAGACTCTAACGGTAGATGGTCAGTTGAGAGATTTAAAGGTCTTATGTTCCAATTGGAAAGAGACGCAAACAGAATCGCTCAAAGAACAAGAAGAGGTAAAGGGAACATGATTATTTGTTCTGCTGATGTCGCTTCTGCTCTACAAATGGCTGGTGTTTTAGATTACACGCCTGCTTTAAACAACAATCTAAACGTTGATGACACTGGTTCAACATTCGCTGGTGTATTAAACGGTAGATTCAAAGTATACATTGATCCATATAGTGCAAACTCAAGCGCTAGCCAATACTACGTTGTTGGTTACAAAGGTACTTCACCTTATGACGCTGGTATGTTCTATTGTCCATATGTTCCACTACAAATGGTGAGAGCAGTTGGTCAGGATACTTTCCAACCAAAAATTGGTTTCAAAACTAGATACGGTTTAGTTGCGAACCCATTTGCGGAAACTGGTGCTGTTTCAGGTGCTGTTTCTGGAGTTACTGACTCTGGTACACCTAACTCAAACAGATACTACCAAAAAGTTAAAGTATCAAACATCATGTAATACGTTGTTTAGACGTTTTATTAAAAAAGGGGGCTTCGGTCCCCTTTTTTTTTGGTCCTAATAATAGGATAAATAAAAGTATGAGTGATAATAAAATTTTTGAAGGTATGAAATATCGTCATAATCCTAAATATAATAAAAGATTATTTCAGTCTAGCAAAGTAAATTTAGATTTATCTCATAGGTGTCCTTTAGAATGTTTGCGTTGTGCTAGACAAGATAAAGATCAAAACGGAAATTCAATAAAGACTCCAGGTAGAGATATAACAATGGAAGAATTTGATAAGATATCTACTTACTTTGATAGAATACAATTTTGTGGTCAATATTCAGACCCTATACACCACCCTCATTTTATTGATATGTTAAAGATGATAAAAGAAAAAGGAAAAATAAGTCAAGTACATAATGCCTCATCATTTAAATCAGATGAATATTTTGTAGAAGCTTTTAAGGCAAATCCTGATACACAATGGTGGTTTGGTATAGATGGTCTGCCTAAACATAGTCATAAGTATAGAAAAAATCAAGACGGAGAAAAACAGTTTAGAAGATTGTTATTAGCCAAAGAACACTTAAATAAATTACCTATATGGCAAATGATACTTTTTAGTTATAATGAAAATGATTTAGATGAGTGTATAAAAATGGCTGATGAAGCTGGTGTAATATTTAATTTAATTAATTCTTCAAGATGGTATAAAGATGATGGTTCTGACCCTTTAATACCTAAAGGCAAAGAAAAGTTACGTATAGAAGAACAAACATTTAATCCAAAGGTTGCAGTAATGCAATAAACCTATGACAATAAAATTTAATTTTCCACATGTAAGTGAATATGATGAACTAGCAAGGGTTCCTAGTAGAACAAATTTGTATGATGAAAATGGTAATGTTATAACAGATGAACAAAATGGTATTAAGTCAGATATAACTATGAAACCTATGTGTTTTAAAGGTGACATGAATCTTGCTGTAGACAATAGAGGTCGTTTATTACCTTGTTGTCATTGTGATACAAGAAATATGACAGGCGATAAAGAGTGGAGAAAACTGCTTGAAAAAAGTAAAATAGAAGACTATAATACGTTAGAAGAAATAATAGATAGTGAAGCTTGGAAAGCATTTTATAAATCACTACAACACAATAGAGGTCCTGTGGCCTGCTGGGATACATGTCGTAGTAATAAAAAGAAAAAAGACAAACAAGAAATGGTTGTTGCTGAAGGTGGTAAACTAAAAGCATGGGAAAGAAAGTAGTATAAATAGTAGTATGAAAAATTTATTAAGATCAATACTAGGTATATTAGTAGTAATAGTATGTATTAAAGTGTTTGCTTTATTCGTATTCTTATGTTATATTGGATTTTTTGTACCCGAATCACCAAATCCTCTAGAAAGTATTGAAGATAAAATAGAACAAGTTGAGAAAAAAGAACGTGTTTTAACTGAAAATGAAAAAGAATTAGAGAAGAAATCTACAGAAAAAGACTGGGATGAAGTAGATAAGGACAGTAATAAATAGTATTATGACAACACTAAAAAACAGACAGCCTACAAAATTAGACTATGCAAGTCCAACACAATTTAAATTTGGTATAGCTAAACTACCAAAGGTAGAATATTTTTGTACAGCTGCAACAGTACCTGGAATATCATTAGCCAATACACCAGCACAAGCAACACCACTTAAAGACATACCTTTACCTGGTGATAAGTTAGATTATGAAAGACTTGTTTGTACGTTTTTGGTAGATGAAAATTTAGAAAACTATCAAGAGATACATGGTTGGTTAAGAGGTTTAGGTTTTCCTGAAGATAACAAAGAACATCAAAATCTTTTAGTAAGTGGTAACGATAGATTTCCTGGTAGTACAAGCAATGTATTAGGTGAAGCAGGCCGAACAAAATATGCACCACCAAAAACAGGTGGTCTTTTTTCAGACGCTACGTTAAATGTGTTATCAAACAAAAATAAT